CGCAACGCATGAAGCCCGGCCTGCCGAAGACTGCGTGCATCGGCGGCCGGTGTTTTCGTATACGAAGCGACTTTCGCGAAATTCTGGACATCTGCGCCGCGTTGAATGACCCAGAGCTGACAGATCAGGATCGCGCCGAAGTGGCGGTCAAGATCTTTTACCCGGACTGGGATCAGATCACGGACATGGCCGCCGCGGTGAAATTCATGCTGTGGTTTTTAGACGGCGGTGTGGATCGCGGCGACCAGCGGCAGCAGCCGAAGCAGATGGACTGGGAGCAGGATTTTCCGATGATCATCGCGCCGATCAACCGCGTAGCCGGGCAGGACGTGCGCGCGCTGCCGTATATGCACTGGTGGACGTTCATCGGATATTACATGGAGATCGGCGACTGCACGTTTTCCACGATCCTGGACATCCGGCGAAAGCTGCGCAAGCACAAGAAGCTGGAGAAATGGGAGCGCGAATACTACGACGAAAACCGGGAATTGATCGATTTCAAGTCGGCACACCTGACCGACGACGAAGATGAATTCATCCGGCAGCTGATGGGAGGTGGACGCGATGGCTGATGTTGTCGGCGATCTGGTATTTGATACGACGATAAACAGTGGCCAGTTTGACGCTGGCCTTGCGAAGCTGGAAAACAACGCGAAAAAGGCCGCGAATAACGTAGACAAGGCCGCACAGAAGGTCGACGAATTGAAAAAGCAGCTCGCGGAGCTGCGGGCCGTCGAAGAAAGCGAAAAGAAAACCAGAAAAACCGGGACGGTATCACAGGAGACTGCCGAAGCGATCCAGAAAACAACGCAGCAGCTGAAAACGGCGCAGCTTAATCTGGAAGGAAGCCAGATCGCGCATGAAAAAGCCAGTGCTGCCGTAAGCGAATATGTGGAAAAGCAGCGTCTTGCGGCTTTGACGACACAGAAAGTGTCAGAGCAATTCAAGAAATTTACCAAACGAATTGCTGGCTTAGCAAAGCGCGTCTTTATTTTCACCATGATTACCAAAGCGCTGCGTACAATGCGCAAAATGCTGCTTAGCACAATCGGCGCAGACAAACAAATGTCAACATCTTTGGCGCAGATCAGGGGTAATCTAATTTCCGCTTTTGCGCCGATCTACAACTACATTTTGCCGGCCATTCGGACACTTCTGGCGTGGCTTGCCAAATTGACGGCTATTGTGTCCGTGTTTATCAATTCGTTGTTTGGCAAAACGGCGTCACAAGCTGATGCGTCTGCAAAGGCACTGTATAATCAGGCTTCAGCGACTGAGGCCGCGGGAGATGCAGCAGATAAGGCAAAAAAGCAGCTTTCCGGGCTGGATGAAATGAACCGCTGGGAATCGAACGATAGCTCCGGCGGTGGCGGTGGAGGCGGTTCGTCTGGCATAGCGCCGAGATTCGATTTGTCCGATCAGGTCGATGCCGGAAAAATCGGCAAGATTGCAGCCGTTGTCCGCGAGCTGTCACCTTATGTGGCGGCGGTTGCCGCTGGATTCGCTGCGTGGAAAATCGGAAAGAAGTTTCTGGGGAATTTGTCGAAGGCAAAGCAGCTGGCGCTTGCTGTCGCGGGGGCTGTCCTGATGGCCATCAACGTTGTCGATATGCTTAAAAACGGCATAAATTTCGACAATCTGACAGGGTACATCATCGGCGCTGCTGCGGCTGTCACTGGGCTTGGGCTGGCATTTGGTGTGCTTGGCGGAGCAATCACGGCAATCGTCGCGGGGCTTGCCCTTCTTGGCGTGGCAATTCGTGACGTGGTTAAAAACGGCTTCAACAATAAAAATCTTACGGCTATTACCGTGGCGCTGCTTGCTATTGGAGGCGCTATTGCCATTATCACTGGCATGTGGATACCGCTGCTGGTTGCGGCCGTTGCTGCAGCGGTCGTGTGGATCGTCGCAAAATGGACGTCCATAAAGGAATGGATCAGTAAAACGATCAGTAGTATCGATGCAGCTTTTGAGCAGCACCTTGCCAATTTGGAAGCTGGCGTCGCGGCAGTGGTGGATTGGGTCATCGAAAAGTGGGCGGCCGTAAAGGACTGGTTCAGCGGCCTTTGGGAAAAGGTCGCATCTGGCGCTGTGGCTGCGTGGGATGGAATCAAAAGTGCCTTCAAGTCTGTGCCGGAGTGGTTTCAGAGCAAATTCCGCGACGCATGGCAGAAGGTCAAAGACGTGTTTTCCACCGGCGGGCGCATCTGGTCGGGCATCAAAGAAGGCATCGAAAATACCTTCCGCACGGTCGTCAACGCCATCATTCGCGGCATGAACACGATCATCGCCGTGCCGTTCAATAAGATCAACTCCATGCTGAATGCGATCCGGAATGTCAGCTTCCTTGGCATTTCCCCGTTCCAGACTATGTGGGGCGTGAATCCGCTGCCGGTGCCGCAGATCCCGATGCTGGCGCGCGGCGCAGTCATCCCGGCGAACCGGCAGTTCTTGGCCGTGTTGGGCGATCAGCACAACGGAAACAACCTGGAAGCGCCGGAATCCCTGCTGCGCCAGATTGTGCGCGAAGAAGCCGGCGGCGCTGGCAGCCGGTACGAATTTATTGCGCGTCTGGATCGCCGCACACTGTTTGACGAAGTCATCACAGAAGCAAAATTGCGAAAAGGGCAAACGGGCAAAAACCCGCTTGTAGCGGTGTAACACATGGCACAGGAATATATTAAAATTCGAAAAAATCCATCGGATGACTGGCTGGTGCTTCCCCAGCCGGATTCCGGTGCGCTGACGTACGACTTTGAAACAACTTACACGGAGGACAGCGGCCGCACCCAGACCGGCGCGGCCGTCGTCAGTCCGCTGTTCACGGTGGAAGCTCTGGGGTATAGCCGGGCGTCGATCAGCAAAACTATGCTGTCGCAGATCCTGAAGATCATTGCAAAAGGTCAGCAGTTCCAGCTGCACTACTTTTCCGCTTACTATGGTGCGTGGTGTCAGGCGTGGTTTTACGTCGGCAAAGGGCAGCTGAATATCGGGCGCCTGAACGAAGGCAAAGAGCTGTTCACGTCCCTGGATTTTAACATGGTCAGCGTCAATCCGCTGACGTGATTGGTGGTGACATGATATGCGAACAGTCGAAAGTCAAATCACAAGCGTCTACCCATCGCAGACAAACTTCGTGGTTGAAGCGACTTTTACGTGGGATCACGATGTGACATTGGTGTATTATGGCAGTACAACTGTGACGCTCAAGGCGGGGGAGCACCTACAGGTAGACGGGGCGTGTTTTCGTCCTGGTGGAACGAAAATCACAGCGCAGATATCATCCGGCAGTTACCCGGTCGGGCTTTCCGCGTGCAAATGCGCAACAATTGAAATGTACGATGGAGGGTGGCAAAACGTCGATAACCGGAATCTATACGAAGGAGCGACCGTGCACCTAAAGGCAGATATCAAAATCGACGGCAATGGATACTTGGTTCCAATGGGCAGCTTTAAAGTTTATGAAGTGGAAACCGTGCACGAAGTTACCACGCTTACTTGCTACGATGCCATGAGGGAAGCGGACGTGCTGTGCCCGACGGAGATGCAGGGAGAGCACAATTACATAGAGCTATGGAGGCTGGCAGCGACTCGTCTCGGCCTGACGCCCAGCGCGATTGACAATGATTTGGGGTATAACGCGCTGGCGACCGTGGACACACAGCACACCATCCGGCAGGTGATTGAAGCTATCGCGCTGGCCTGCGGTGGCAATGCCGTGGTGTCTGGGGATGCACTGTATGTGCGACCGATTACATCTACAGCAGATGTGACGTTAACACAGTGGATTAACCAACTGGAAGTGGCAAGTACGCCGGTCGAAGTCACTGGAGTGCGCGTGAAAAAGACGTTCGCCAGTGACGGGCAAGAGCACACGTATTTCTTCGGCGCCGGAGGCTACGTCATTGAACTGAATGACGATAATTTGTGGCTGGGCATTGAAGGGCCGTCCGGGTCGATCACCGTCGCGGCTGAAGCAGTCGCAAAGACGGTGTACGAACAGCTGAAAAATAAGCCGATCTATAAGTTTTCTGGTGATCTTCCGGCCGACCCGCGGCTTGATATTTTCGACAAGGTTATCGTCAAAGACATCAACGGCCGGGAATACCCGTCGATCATCACGAACTACACGTTCGTGTTTTCCGGAAAAACGTCGGTTGGGAACAGCGTCGAATCCAGCAGCAGCTACAACACATCAGATAGTGGGCCGTCCGGATCGTCGCCTTCCGGCGGCGGTGGCGGCACGATCGATGTGGACAGCGCACTATCAACGACCAGCACCAACCCTGTGCAAAACAAGGTGGTGACGGCCGCACTGGCCGGTAAGGCCGGCACAGCAGCAGCCACACAGTCAGCGGCTGGCCTGATGTCTGCTGCGGATAAGACCAAGTTAGACGGCCTGACGCCAATGACGGCCGACGAGATGCGTGCCGTCTGGGATGCTAACTGATGAAAGGAGTGGCTGTATGAGCGATTGGAAGTATGTTGGACCGACCGCAGCCGCGAAACTTGTTGCGCTGGTAAAGGCGGCGCTGAGTGGGAAGCTGGACAAGTCCGGCGGAACGATCGCCGGAAACCTGAAAGTGGACGGGGACTTTGAACCTGTCAAGGGGCTTACGACGAGCGGCGGGATTAACGCCCAGTCCGTGAGCACGCCGGTTCTTGTCTTGCACGACAACGGGGTCGCAGGAGCAAACGCCAGCATCAACGTATCTGGTGCGGGCGCCGTGGAGGTGACTGCGCCGGACGGCGATAAGCGGGCTAAGGCGCGCGTGAAGGTGGGCACGCCGACCGAGGACGACGATGCGACTACAAAGGCGTATGTAGATGATCTCGCCGCGGAGCATGAGGTCATTACCGTAACATCGACCAAAGTGTCCGATTTGGGCTATGACGCATCTGAAGGCGCGCATAAATTTGCAGTGACCTTTGACGCAAGTTTCGATTCCATCCTTGCGAATCTTGCGGCGAACAAGCCGATGAAATTCAATATTACAATCCCTGACGACACCGGTGGTTTTTCTCTGTCGTTCACAACTGGCTATGTGTCTGCTCTTGGTAACGCCATGTATGAGTTCACAGGGACAATCGCTGGCGCCCCTATTGTACTAAGCATCGGCGCGCTCGGCTCTGCTAGCGTTTACCTGTATGCGGATTATCTCCCCGACCCGAACCCGGATGATTCCGATGATGGCAAGGCGCTTGTGGTCAACAAGCACAAGTGGGAAATTAAAGAGATTCCTGCCGGCGGTGGCGTGATAGTGGACACGGCGATGTCGAGCACATCGACGAATCCCGTGCAGAATAAGGCAATCAAGCAGTACGTTGACAGCGCGATCGCTGTGGCGATCAACAGCGCGTACTAAGGGGGCATACCATGGCTACCACTGTATCTATGACTAATATCGTGGCAAACGGCGGCAAGGGCTGGTTCCCGGCCACACGTGGCAACTGCGCGTGGCAGTTATCTAGCATTACGCCGGGCGACGGGGCCGCGTCCAGTATCAAGATCATCCCTTCCGGCGCGGGCGAAGTTACACTAACGTCTGCGGCGCATGATCTGGTTGCGTCGCACAAATACTACGTCACATTTAAGATCCGATTTGAGGCTGCAGTTACGGGAACCTGCGACTGGTACTGGCCGGTTGCTGAGCCTGCGGCGGCCGCGGGCACAGCCCGGAGGGAGGGCCGGTGGGGGGGGGGGGGGGCATGGTGTGA